ATCATCATTTCGATTAAGGGTTGTGCGACATACATCACCGCGAACCCGGATGGCACATTTAACTTCCGGGACGTCATCCACGATCCTGCAGCATAAATAATCAAACCTGGTAATCCGCCAGAACGCATCGACGGCAGCGCGGAATCCGCTAACTCCCCAGTTTGGGGTTAGTGGGTTCGCCCTGCCGTTTTTCTTTTTGGTGGATCAGCGGCTCTGGCCGGATTGCTCGACAATCTGAAAGGAGCCGCATCATGGCAAACAACAACCAGTACACCATCTACATCCGCTCTACCAAGGAGAGCATCCCCGTCAGCAAAGAGGAGTTCGATGCTTACTACCACGACATCGATCTTTATCGCCGAAACCAGCAGCGCCATGGCAGATGTGTCTGCCCTCGTAGCAAGTGGCTGACCTGCGACATGGACTGCTACACCTGTCCGTTCCATCGCATGGGCGACGAGCTCTCCCTGGACGCTACCACCAACACAGATTTTGACGAGGAACGTTCCTGGGTAGAAGACATGCCGGACACCTCTCCGCTGGTAGAGGACATCGTAACCGATGCTATGGAAATGGGTCGGCTGTATGCCCGCCTTTGTGAGCTTATGCCCGAGGCGGTGGAGATCGGCCAGCTCCGCCTTGCCGGTATGACAGACAAGCAGATTTCGTCCGAGATCGGTGTTGTCAGCACAACGTTCCGCTCCCGACTTTCCAAAGTCAAAAAAGTGCTCACAGAAGAATTTCCTGAATTTTTCTAAAAAACTTTCATGGACCTTCGTAAATCTGACCTCCTCGTGACCGTTGGGTTATGGAAGGACGAAAACGACACCGCTTCTTCCATGGAGGTGACAAGAATGAGCGATCAGAAAACCACACAGGTAAAGCCCGAGGCTGAGCTTCTTGATGTTCTCCTGGACTTTATCATCGTATCCGCGAATCTCGCGAAAAAGATCTCTCGCACCCTGCGAGTGAAAAACATGATGGAAGGAGGCATCGACAATGTCAAAAATGAGCGAATTGCAGGTCGTTGTGGAGGAGCTCCGGGCAGCGGCAGCATCCATCAGAGATGCGGCGGATTCCCTGGCTGAGTTCTTCAGCAGCAATGAACCCGAAGAAACCAAACCTGCCGTAGAAACTCCGGCAGCGCCCAAGAAGGTATTCACCCTGGAACAGGTCAGAGCTGTTCTCGCAGAGAAGAGCCACGAAGGGCTGACAGCTGAAGTTCGAGCACTGCTTCTCAAGTATGGTGCGCCGAAGCTCTCCGAAATCGACCCCAAGAACTACAAAGCACTTATGGCAGACGCGGAGGTACTGACCCATGCCTCCAACTAAACACGCCATTCTCTCTGCTTCCTCCTCCCACCGCTGGCTGAACTGCAATCCGTCAGCGAGGCTGGAGCAGGAATTTGAGGATCATGAAACCGAGGCAGCCGCTGAAGGCACCGCAGCCCACGCTCTCTGCGAACACAAACTCCGCAAGTTATTAAAAATGCGGTCCCGTAAGCCCGTCAGCAAATATGACTCTGACGAGATGGACTCCTACACCGATGGATATGTGGACTTTGTGTCAGAGGCAATCGCCGAGGCGAAAAAGAACTGCAAGGACCCGCTGGTCCTCATCGAGCAGCGTCTGGACTTCTCTTGCTACGTGCCGGACGGTTTCGGCACCGGCGACTGTCTCATCGTTTCAGATAAGGTCCTCCACATTATCGACTTCAAATACGGCCTTGGCGTTTTGGTAGATGCCTATGAAAACCCGCAAATGATGCTGTATGCGCTCGGAGCTCTCCGGATCTTTGATTCTCTGTATGACATTGAGCAGGTTTCCATGTCGATCTACCAGCCTCGCCGTGAGAATGTCAGCACCTGGACCATTTCCGTTGATGAGCTTATGGACTGGGCCGAGAACACACTCGTTCCCAAGGCTCGTCTGGCGTTTGACGGCGAAGGCGAATATAACCCCGGCTCCTGGTGCACGTTCTGTAAGGCGGCGGTCAAGTGCCGTGCCCGAGCAGAGGCAAAGCTGCAGCTGGCTCAGTATGAGTTTGCTATGCCACCCTTGCTCACCGATGCCGAAATCGAGGACATTCTCGGGAAGCTCGATGACCTTACCAAATGGGCAAACGAGATCGTCGCGTATGCCCAGGACGCTGCTATCAACCACGGCAAGGTGTGGCGCGGGTACAAAGTGGTCGAAAGTAAGACCAACCGCAAATACACCGATGAGGCAGCTGTTGCTCAGGCTGCCAATGCCGCTGGATACCGCGATATTTATCGCAAGAGCCTCATTACCATCACCGAGATGGAGAAGCTCATGGGCAAGAAGAACTTTTCTGATATTCTCGGGGCTTTGGTTATCAAGCCCCAGGGCAAACCGACGCTCGTCCCGGCATCCGATAAGCGTCCGGCCATCAATGTAACGGGTGCAAAACAAGACTTTACTGAAATTATGGAGGAATAAGAATATGTCCAATCAGAAAAACACCACCAAGGTCGTGACCGGCGTCGTCCGCCTGTCCTATGCAAACGTCTGGGAAGCCACCTCTATCAACGGCGGCACCCCCAAGTATTCCGTCTCCCTGATTATCCCCAAGGATGACACCAAGACCATCAGCGCCATTAACGCTGCCATCGATGCCGCCATCAAGGAAGGCGCTGCCAAGTTCGGTGGCAAAATCCCCAACAAGGCCGCTCTGAAGCTGCCTCTGCGTGACGGCGATGTGGAGCGCGACGATGAGGCATACAAGAACGCCTTCTTTGTCAACGCCAACAGCACCACCGCTCCTCAGATTGTGGACCGCAGCGTTCAGCCCATCCTGGACCGCAGCGAAGTTTACTCCGGCTGCTACGCCCGTGTGTCTATCAACTTCTACGCCTTCAACTCCAATGGCAACCGCGGTGTTGCCTGCGGCCTGGGCAACATCCAGAAGGTCCGTGACGGTGAGCCACTCGGCGGTCGTACCTCTGCTGCGGATGATTTCGCAAGCGATCTGGACGACGATTTCCTGTCCTAATCACCATGCTGCGTGGGTGGCGGAGGGCAACCTCTGCCGCCCTTATGCCGCAGAAAGGAGAAGCCGTGAAAACTCTTTCTATAGATATTGAAACCTACTCCCCGGAAAACCTGGTCAAGTGCGGTGTGTATCGCTACTGCCAGTCCCCGGAGTTTGAAATTCTGTTATTCGGATATTCGGTTGATGGCGGTCCGGTACAGGTCGTTGACTTCACCGTAGGTGAAAAGCTTCCAAAGGCTGTCTCCGATGCTCTGACCGACAATTCCGTAATTAAGTGGGCTTTCAATGCCCAGTTTGAACGCGTATGTCTTTCTAGGTTTCTGGGTTATCCAGTCGGGACCTATCTTGATCCTACCGGCTGGCGCTGCACCATGGTATGGGCTGCCACCCTGGGTCTGCCGCTTTCTTTGGAAGGTGTCGGTTCCGTACTTGGCCTGGAAAAGCAAAAACTGAAGGAAGGCAAAGATCTCATCAGATACTTCTGCACCCCAGCCAAAACACGTGACGGCGACAGTTTTCGACATTATCCGACAGATGCCCCGGACAAGTGGGCTACCTTCAAAGCCTATAACCTTCGAGATGTGGAAACCGAAATGGGTATACAGCAGAAGCTGGCTAAGTTCCCTGTATCTGAGTCTGAGTGGATCAATTACCACCTCGATCAGCAGATCAACGATCGTGGCATCATGCTGGATATGCAGATGGTTCAGAGAGCCATCGAATGCGATGACCAGTTCAAGCAGACACACTTGGATATTGCCCGCTCTGTCACAGGTCTCGATAATCCCAACAGCCCCGCCCAGCTCAAAGCCTGGCTCTCGGAAAAAGGGATCGAGGCTGAGTCTCTTTCGAAGGCAGCGGTTCTTGAGATGCTGGAGCAGGCCGAAGGAGAGGTCGAACTCGCGCTTTCTCTTCGACAGGAGCTGGCGAAGAGCTCTGTGAAGAAATACACCGCTATGGAGACAGTCGTTGGAGCCGACAGTCGTGCCCGCGGCCTTATCCAATTCTACGGTGCAAACAGAACGGGACGCTACGCCGGAAGATTGATTCAGGTGCAAAATCTCCCTCAAAACCACATGCCTGACCTTGAGGAGGTTCGGACCTTGATCCGTGATGGCCGGTTTGATGCAGTAGAGATGCTGTATGATTCTGTACCCCTTGTCCTATCGGAGTTAATCCGCACCGCCTTCGTTCCCAAACCCGGCTGTCGTTTTTTCGTGGCTGACTTCAGTGCTATCGAAGCCAGAGTAATTGCCTGGATTGCCGGTGAACAGTGGCGGCAAGAAGTCTTTGCAACTGGCGGCGATATTTACTGTGCTAGTGCCAGTCAGATGTTTCATGTCCCCGTTGAGAAACACGGTCGCAATGCACACCTGCGTCAAAAAGGCAAAATTGCAGAATTAGCGCTCGGCTATGGCGGATCGGCTGGTGCCCTCCGTGCTATGGGAGCTTTGCAGTATGGAGTTCCCGAAGAGGAGCTAAAGCCGCTAGTCGATGCTTGGCGGCAGGCCAATCCCCAGATCATTAAGTTCTGGTGGGATGTAGACAAGGCCGCCTCCACCTGCGTCCGTAATAAAACCAGCACCGCCACTCACGGCATCCGCTTTGTATATCAGAGCGGGATGATGTTCGTGATCCTTCCTTCCGGCAGGCGCATCGTGTATGTAAAGCCCAAGATGGACCTGAACAGGTACGGCAACGAGTCCGTCACCTACGAAGGTGTCGGAGAGCAAAAAAAGTGGACGAGGCTTGAAAGTTATGGCCCGAAATTCGTAGAAAACATAGTCCAGGCGACGGCTAGAGATATCCTTGCTGAATCAATGCTCCGTTTGGATGCGCACGGCTACAAGATCGTTATGCATGTACACGATGAAGCCGTTATCGAAGCACCGGCAGATACTTCTTTGGAAGAAATCTGCACCGTCATGGGCGAACCTCCCACTTGGGCAAAAGGGCTGCTGCTCCGCGCCGACGGATATGTGTGCGACTTCTATAAGAAAGATTGAGGTGAACCCGATGGGTGTAAATATGTATAACTCTGAGGGCTACTACGATCCTACGGCGTATGAAGCTCTCTCCAATATCGTCAAGGCAGCAAAGGCGCAGCGTTCTTTCCGACCCCTGGTATATGTCTGCTCTCCGCTGTCTGGCGATGTTGATAAAAACCAAGAAAATGCCAGAAGATACTGCCGCTACGTTGTAGATAGCGGGTGTATCCCTCTGGCACCGCATTTATTCTTCCCTCAGTTCATGAACGATGCAAATCCGAAGGAGCGGGATCTGGCCATGTTTATGGACATCGTGCTTCTTTCCAAGTGCTCGGAGCTGTGGGTGTTTGGAGAGAGAATCTCCAACGGCATGAGAATTGAAATTGAACGCGCCAAACGCAAAGGTCAGTTGGTCCGGTACTTCTCGGATCTGTGTGAGGAGGTAAAGAAATGAAAATAGCTGTCGGCAACAGCCGCATGGACCGGAAGTGGAAGAACCGGGATATCTCCTGGCAAGACTTCTGTGCCAAGGTCAGTGTTACGCAAAGGACCACTGAAACTGTCGAAGAATACCGAAAACTAAAGAAAGGCATGCAGGACAGCATCAAAGACGTGGGTGGTTTCGTAGGAGGTGCTTTACGCGAAGGCCGCCGCAAGAACGGCACCGTGCTCTGCCGCTCCATGCTCACTTTGGACATGGACTATGGCAAGCCTGGTATCTGGGATGAGATCATCATGCTTCATGATTTCCGCTGCTGCGTTTACTCCACCCATAAACATACACCCGATGCTCCCAGACTGCGTATGATCATTCCGCTGTCTAGGGAAATCTCCGAAGATGAGTATCCTGCCGTCGCCCGTATGGTGGCTAAAGAGATCGGCATCGACCTCTTTGACGATACCACCTACGAAGCATGCCGCCTCATGTACTGGCCCTCCACCTCCGTCAACGGAGAGTTCTTTTTCCGCGAGAAAGATGGCGCGGAGCTTGATCCTGACATGTACCTGGGCAAATACGCAGATTGGCGCGATGCCGCCACCTGGCCAGTATCCTCTCGTCAGTCTGAAGCTGTACGCCGATCCCTCGCCGAGCAGGCAGATCCGCTGACCAAACCCGGTGTCGTTGGTGCATTTTGCAGAGCTTACACCATCGAAGAAGCCATTGATACCTTTTTGAGTGATGTATATGAGCCGTCTTTTATGAATGGCCGCTATGACTATATTCCCGCTGATTCCTCCGCAGGTGTCGTCACTTATGATGGCAAGTTCGCATACTCCCACCATGCTACCGATCCTGTCTGTGGCAAGCTCCTCAATGCATTTGACCTTGTGCGCCTGCATCGCTTCCGTGACTTGGACGATAAAGTCCCTCTGGATACGCCCATCGGTAAGATACCCTCTTTCAAGGCAATGTCCGACTTTGCTATCGCAGATGAGCGGGTCAAAGCTGTGTATGCCGAAGAGCGCAGAGCCGCCGCAGAGGCAGAATTTGATGATGAGGATTGGCAGACCCGCCTCGAACTGGACAAGTCTGGCAACGTGAAGGATTCCATGAGCAACATCTGCACGATCCTCCGCTTTGATAAGAACCTCCAAGGCATCGTCTACAACCAGTTCAAAGGCATGCTGGATGTAATCGCTGACCTTCCCTGGAAGCAGGTCAAACCTGGCTTCGGTGATACGGATCTTGCCTGCGCAAAGCTGTATTTTGAACGCAACTATGGTATCTGGTCTCCTACGAAGTTCAAGGACGCACTGCTGGCCGTCACATCCGCAGAACGCTTGTACCACCCGGTTAAGGAGTACCTTTCTTCACTGTCCTGGGACGGAACGCCCAGACTGGATACGCTGCTCATCGACTATTTAGGCGCTGAAGATACACCTTATGTCCGGGCAGTTACCCGAAAAACGATGGTAGCGGCTATTGCCCGCATCTACCGTCCTGGTATCAAGTTCGACTCCATTCTGGTACTCAACGGCGCTCAAGGCATGGGCAAGTCTACGCTGTTCGCCCTGCTGGGAAAACAGTGGTTCTCCGACTCTCTGTCCATCTCGGATATGAAAGACAAAACCGCTCCTGAAAAGCTGCAGGGATACTGGCTGCTGGAGCTGTCCGAGCTCAACGGCATCAAAAAAGTGGATGTGGAGGTCGTTAAGTCCTTCATCACCCGCACCGACGATAAATACCGACAGGCATACGGTGTATCTGTAGAAAGCCATCCCAGATCCTGTGTCATCGTGGGTACCACCAACAGTGACGGCGGTTTCCTCCGTGATGTGACCGGCAACCGTCGCTTCTGGCCTGTACGTGTCTCCGGGCACGGCAAATATCACCCTTGGGAGCTGACCGAGGTGGATCAGGTATGGGCAGAAGCAATCGAATATTACAAACAGGGCGAAGAGCTGTTCCTCAAGGATGCTGTCGCCACTGAAGCCTACGCCATGCAGCGTGATGCCATGGAAACGGATGACCGTGAAGGCATTGTGCAGGACTACCTGGATCGTCTGCTGCCGGAAGGCTGGGACAACTTCGACCTTTATCAGCGCCGCAACTATCTCGCTGGCAGTGAGTTCGGTGGCGATCAGCATGAGGGCACCGTGCAGCGCACCCGTGTCTGCGCGATGGAGGTCTGGTGCGAGTGCTTCGGCAAGCCTCGTGAGACTCTCAAAAAAACCGACTCCTACGAGATTGAGGGCATTCTCTTCAAGCTGGGAGGCTGGCAGCGCTATGCCGGTAATGCCCAAGGTAAGCTCCGCATTCCCGGATATGGTGTTCAGAAAGCCTATGTCCGTGTTGCCGATGAAGGTACTTCGGCAACATAATCTCCGTTGCCGGTGGTTAACGGTACTGGGGATCGGCAACACCAACGGCAACACCCCAAGCCGTCGCCCGGTAGGGTTGTTCGCTGCCTTGTTGCCGATGTTGCCGATTCCCTTACTAAAGATTACCGAAAAAGAAAAAGAGAGAAAAACAGCTGCTCATACACGTATATGTGGAAAAAGGTTCTGCATATATCGGCAACAGCAAACGGCAACAAAGGAGATTCCATGAGAGAAAAAACAGTTGAAGCCAAACGGGTGAAGGCCGTAAAAGACCGCCACGGTCTCGCACCTAAGTTTATATCTCCGGGCCTCGATGGAGTTCCTGACCGCCTGGTACTCCTGCCCGGAGGAAAATTCGCCTTTATTGAACTGAAGTCAGAGGGCAAAATGATGCGTCCTCTGCAAGTAAGGCGAAAAAGGCAGTTAGAATCACTCGGCTTTTCGGTCTACTGCATAGACCGAGCCGATCAAATTGGAGGGATACTCGATGAAATACAAACCGCATAACTATCAGGCGTTTGCCACCAATTTCATACTGGAGCATCCCGTGGCGGCAGTTTTCCTGGACATGGGTCTTGGCAAAAGCGTAATCACGCTGTCCGCCATCTTTGACCTCTGCCTCGACAGCTTCCTTGTTCGCAAGGTCCTGGTCATCGCCCCGCTCCGTGTCGCCAGAGATACATGGCCCACCGAAATTGAGAAGTGGGATCACCTCAATGGTCTGACATACTCGGTTGCCGTCGGTTCCGAGATAGAACGCAAAGCAGCGCTCCGGCAGCAGGTATCGGTGTATATCATCAATCGTGAAAATGTGGCCTGGCTCATTGAGCAAAGTGGTCTGCCGTTTGACTATGACATGATCGTCATCGATGAACTCTCTTCCTTCAAATCCTATCAAGCAAAGCGCTTCCGCTCTCTACTGAAAGCACGACCTGCAGTGCAAAGGATCGTCGGCCTCACCGGCACCCCTTCTACCAACGGTCTCATGGATTTATGGGCAGAGTTCCGTATCCTCGATCTCGGCAAACGCCTCGGTCGCTTCATAACACACTTCCGTGATGAATACTTCCGTCCCGACAAACGTAATGGTCAGGTGGTGTATTCCTACAAACCTCTGCCTGGTGCTGAGGATGCCATCTACAAACAGATCTCCGATATCACCATTTCCATGCGTGCTGCAGATTACCTGGATATGCCGGAATGTGTGATGAACCAGGTGAAGGTAACCCTATCCGCGAAAGAACGAAAAATCTACGACACCCTTCGTTCTGATCTTGTGGTTTCCCTCGGCAGCGAAGAAATTGACGCGGGCAATGCTGCATCCTTATCCAACAAACTATCTCAGCTGGCCAACGGTGCCGTTTATGGCGATGACAAGCGAGTGTTCTCTGTCCACGATAAAAAGTTGGATGCTTTGGAGGACTTGATCGAAGCCGCCAACGGCAAGCCCGTCCTCGTAGCGTACTGGTTCAAACATGACCTTGAGCGGATCAAGCAGCGTTTCACCGTCCGGGAAATAAAGACCTCCCAGGACATTATTGACTGGAACGCAGGAGATATTCCTGTGGCGGTAATTCATCCTGCTTCTGCCGGACACGGCCTGAACCTTCAAGCCGGTGGTTCCACGCTGATCTGGTTCGGGCTCACGTGGAGCTTGGAACTGTATCAGCAAACCAATGCCCGACTATGGAGACAGGGACAACAAGCAGAAACCGTAGTCATTCACCACATCATTACCGCCGGTACGATTGACGAACAGGTTAAGACTGCGCTCGATAAAAAAGACAAAACTCAGTCCGCACTTATTGATGCGGTCAAGGCAACCCTGGAGGATACGAAATGAATCCGTGTGAAGCACTCGCCAACGCCATCATTATTCAGGCGGTTAAGGATTACCGCCACGCGCTTGGCACTTTGAAATACTATCCCAATGACAGAACTGCAAATGCCAACCGAAGCGAGTGCGAGGTGTTCTTTCGCTCCGGCTGGTTTGAACTTCTCACCGATCTGGACGGTGAAGTTCTTATTGAGAAAATCCAGAGAGAAGTCAATAGAACGGAGGATCGAAAATGACAGCAAAAGAATATCTCGGTCAGGCATATCGTCTTGACCAGCGCATAGATGCCAAGATTGCACAGGTTGGTGCTCTGAACGAGCTGGCTACGAAATGCACCGCCACTCTCACCGGCATGCCCCACAACCCCAACCACGGCGCATCCACTATGGCAGATGCCGTCGCTAAGATTATTGATCTTCAGGCAGAGATCAATCAGGACATCGACACCCTCGTGGATCTCAAGCGAGACATTGTCCTGCTTGTAAAAAGCGTGTCCAACACGGAATACCAGACTCTGCTGGAAAAGCGCTATCTGTGCTTCATGACCTGGGAGCAGATTGCGGTGGATATGAACTACAATAAACGGTACGTTTTGAAGCTCCACAAGGAAGCCCTGGCCATCTGCGACACGCTTCTGGACAGGGCACTAAAAGACACTGAATGACACCTTTGCCTTATGGTAGTATTACAATAGCGAAAAAGAAATCTGAGAAAGCCTTCATGGGAGAAATCCTGTGGAGGCTTTTCTTTTGCCCGGAAAGGAGGATTTGATGGCATACAGAAAAGTTGGTTACCTAGAGCAGATCTGGTACCTCATCAGATTCAAGCTGGGCGAGATCTTTCACAGGAGGTGAAATGATGCCAAAACGACCGAAGCGACCTTGTTCCTTCCCTGGCTGTCCCAAGCTGACTGATGGCAGGTTCTGCCCGGAGCACGAGAAGCAGGAAAACGCCCGCTACGAACGTTACGACCGTGATCCCGCTGTCCGACGGAGATACGGCAGGGCTTGGAAGCGCATCCGCGACCGCTATATTTCTACGCATCCGTTGTGCGAGAAGTGTCAGAAAGAAGGGCGGTTGACTGTTGCCGAGGAAGTTCATCATATACTCCCGCTGTCCCGCGGTGGTACGCATCACGAAGAAAACCTGATGGCCCTTTGTAAACCGTGCCACTCTGAAATCACAGCGAAAGACGGAGATCGCTGGCACAACCGCTAACCCCTAGGGGGAGTCTGAATCTCTACCAAGGCTCCCCAGGGCAACGGGCGTGGGCTCTCGTGTGCAAAAGCGCGATTTCAAACAGGGTATATAACCCTTGTCAGAACGGAGGTGAACGTAGTGGCAAAAGACGGAACGAACCGTGGCGGTGCTCGTGTAGGAGCCGGGGCGAAGAAAAAGCCTCTTACAGAAAAAATAGCAGATGGAAACCCTGGCAAACGCAAGTTGACTGTCATCGACTTTGACAACACAGCCGATTTAGAAGGTCAGCCGATGCCGAAGCCCTCTGCGATGCTTTCCGCCACACAAAAAGATGGAAAGGCTCTCGTTGCAGCCGAAGTATACGAGGCCACCTGGAACTGGCTTGCTGAGCGTAAATGCACAGCCCTAGTTTCCCCACAGCTTCTGGAACGATACGCCATGAGCGTTGCACGATGGATTCAGTGCGAAGAGGCCGTCACAGAGTACGGCTTCCTCGCAAAGCACCCCACCACAGGCAATGCGATCCAAAGCCCATACGTTGCTATGAGTCAGAACTTCATGTCACAGACGAATCGCCTGTGGATGGAGATTTTCCAGATTGTGAAGGAAAACTGCATCGGTGAATACGGTGGAGCAAGTCCCCAGGACGATGTAATGGAGCGCCTGTTGTCGGCGCGGAAAGGAAAATAATCATGATTGAAAAAGTTAATCCCAGCCACCCGGACAAGGTGGCAGACCGAATCGCCGGTGCCATTGTGGACCTGGCGTATCGGGATCACTCTAATCCCCGCGTCGCTGTAGAGGTGCTCATCGGCCATGGCATGTGCCACGTCATTATCGAGACCAATGCAGACCTAGATTATGGCGAGATCGATGCGGCAATCCACCGAATTGCCGGTGACGTGACTTCTCATATCGTTATCGTTGCCCAGGATGCACACCTCGCAGAAAACCAGAAGGAAGAAATCCGCTGCGGCGACAACGGCATTTTTAAGGGCATGCCGCTCACTGACGAACAGAGAAAGCTTGCCGCCGTTGCCCGCTCCATCTACGCTCAGTACCCCTATGACGGCAAGTACATCATGGACGGCGATCGCCTGATTATCTGCCAGAGCCACGCCGATACTGCCGACCTGCTTGAGGACTACTCCGAGGCGGTTGTTAATCCTCTTGGTTATTGGACAGGCGGCCCCAATGTAGATACTGGTGCCACCAACCGCAAGCTCGGCTCGGATATGGCTGACTCTGTGACCGGCGGTGGTCTCCACGGTAAGGATCTCTCCAAGGCGGATGTCAGCGTGAATATACACGCATTCCTCAAGGCGCAGCGCACCAAGAAGCCTGTCGAACTGAGCTGTGCAATTGGCGACAAGCAGGTGGACGGCCTTCCTTACTACCGGATCGTTGAGGAAGCTCGTCAGTTTATTCGTGCCGTCGGCGGTTTCGAGAAGTTCGCCGAATGGGGCTTGTTCTGAGGTGTGCTATGGCGAAAACTACTACACAAATGGAACTTGTACAGCTTGAAAAGCTAGTTCCTTATATCAACAACGCCCGAACCCACTCCCCGGAGCAGCTCTCCAAGCTCCGCTCCTCTCTGCGTGAGTTCGGTTTTATTAACCCTGTCATCATTGACCGCGACTACGGCATCATTGCCGGTCATGGTCGCGTCATGGCAGCAAAGGAAGAAGGCATCAGCGAGGTGCCTTGTGTATATGTGGATCACCTGACTGAAGCACAGAAGAAAGCGTATATCCTGGCTGACAACCGTATGGCAATGGATGCTGGCTGGGATGAAGAACTCCTGCGCGTCGAAATTGAAGCTTTGCAGGGTGCTTCCTTCGATATCGGCCTCACCGGTTTTTCCGAGGACGAGATTGCCGATCTGTTCGGCGGTGATGAACCCAAAGTCAAAGATGATGATTTCGACCTCTCCAAGGCACTTGAAGAAGCTGCCTTTGTCCAGAAAGGAGACCTGTGGACCGTAGGCCGCCACCGTCTTTACTGCGGCGATGCAACCTCCGCGGAAGATGTCGAAGCACTCATGGAGGGCAAACGCGCTAATCTCATCATTACCGATCCACCCTATGGCGTATCTTTCAAGAGCTCTTCTGGCCTGACGATCCAGAACGATAGCATGAAGAATGATGAGTTCTACGAATTCCTGCTGGCAGCCATGAAAAACATGGCAAACCACTTGGAGCCTGGCGGTTCCGCATATGTTTTCCACGCTGACACAGAAGGTCTCAACTTCCGCAGAGCTTTTGTGGACGCAGGCTTCCACCTTGCAGGCTGCTGCATATGGGCTAAGAACAGCCTTGTGCTGGGCAGGTCGGATTATCAGTGGCAGCATGAACCGGTGCTGTATGGGTTCCTCACCAACGGAAAACACAGATGGTACTCCGACCGTAAGCAGACTACCATCTGGAACTTTGATAAACCGAGCCGCAATGCCAACCACCCGACTTCCAAGCCGCTGGATCTGCTTGCATATCCCATCGGAAATTCCTCTCAGGAAAACGCAATTGTCATCGACACCTTCGGTGGTTCCGGTTCGACCCTGATGGCTTGCCAGGAATCCAACCGTATCTGCTACACCATGGAATTGGATGAAAAATATGCGTCTGTAATCCTTCGGCGCTATGTCGAGGATACCGGCGATGCTGACGGTGTGTATGTGATCCGTAACGGTGAGAAGATCCCGTATTCCGATCTTGTGAAGGAGGTGCAAGGCTCTCATGACGAAACCTGAGTTTCATCTTGTCTCTTTTTCCGGAGGCAAGGATTCCACAGCAATGCTGCTTGGCATGATTGAGCGCGGCATGCCTATCGACTGCATCCTCTTCTGCGACACCGGTCTTGAGTTCCCGGAGATGTACAAGCATATCGACCGAGTTGAAAAACACATCGGTCGACCTATTACC